AAATAGAATACCATTCTCAAAATTACCAGCACTTGTATTATACATTATTCGAGCTTGACCACCAGTTAAAGTCATATCGGGGTAAGTATTTGCACCTTCAAAGGCTACATCAGCTCCACTTGAACCTCCAAACTTGACACCTCCAGCGTTTGTAACCATTAATCTCATAGATGAATCAGTAAGATTATAAATGTAATATCCTAATGTACCTGAACCTATTTGCCAATCTTCACTAGTGCTATTCGCTCCAGTAAATTTTATAAATGTTCCATCTCCATTATTTGTGTTATGTAATTGCAGTAATTGTCCATTAGCTACATTTGAGCTAATGTGCAATGGATGACTAGGCGAGGTTGTGCCTATGCCAACTCGCTGACTACTATCAATTCTAATTGCATCAGTAGAGCCAGTTTGAATTTGGATATAACTTGACTGTCCTAATATTCTTGTACCTCCACTCCATACAAGATAATTATTATCAGATAATCTTATATTTCCATTTACATGAAGAGCTTCACTAGGCGAAACTGTTTTAATACCAACTCTACTTGTGTATCCACCACCACCACCTATTTTTAATACAGGATTATTTGTGGTTTGGTCATTGAAAAAAGTGATATCTCTATCACTACTACTAGCATGATGTGCTAAATTTGGGCCAAATTGAATCCATTTTCTTTGATATACCCTACCATTAGTATCGTGAAATCCATGTATAGCATCTGATACTCTTAAAGTACCATGAACATCTAAATTATGGTCAATATCTTGTGTGCCGATGCCAACTTTACCATCATCAGTAATTCTTAATTTTTCAGAACCAGCAGTCCAAAAAATAAAATCATCTGAAGAATGGTCGTATCTTATCATTCCTCTACGTTCTGCACTTGATGCACTTGTACCATCTCCAAAATGAATATTACCAGTATTACTTGTTCCAGTAATAATACTTAAACCCGCACTACCAGCTTCTTTAATAACTAAATTAGTTGCACTTGTTCCATAATCAAGAGGTGAGGTTGTGCCTATGCCAACTGACCCAGTAAATGCTGAAACTGGAGCGACACCATCTCCCTTTAAAACTAAAATATCGCTATAAGCACCACTACCACTACTAGTATTGTATGTTTTAAATGCGTGTTTAAGAAATACAGAATAAGTAAGAGTATTTTGTGTATTTCCATGAATAACATTTTTATTAAGGTCTGCTGTTTCTCCAAATTGAAACACATCATTTACAAAAGACTTTCCACCAGCATCAAGTCTTATTTTTTCTGCACCCGAACCATTAAATAATTTTAAAGCAACATTATCACCACTATCGGTATCAATCCTAAAAGCAGTATTGCTACCATTATCTTGAACACCTTGTATGTAATCTTTATTTGAGCCAGTTGGTTGTTGAATAGTTAAAGCATAATTGCTGTTAGGCGAAATTGTGCCTATACCAATACCGCTATTAGTAATTGCCATTCTATTAGCATTATCAGTTCTAAATCTTATAAAGTCACTTGCTTCATCGCCTTGAATAGCCACTCTTCCTTTATTAGCATCTGTAGTTGCAAATGTTAAAATTTGTTGATTATCAAGTCTTATATTACCAGCAGAAATATCTAGCTTTTCTACTGGTGAGGATGTACCAATACCAACATATGCATCTTGCACAACCATAGCAAGATTGTTATCTGCTGTAAATTCTAATTGAGTTTGTTTAAATTGTAAAAAAGTGTCATTGGCTATATCACCAATTTTTCTGTTTGTAGCATTACCAGTATCAATATTACCAGTACTAAAAACAGCATTTCCATTTACAACTTGAAATGCACCTCCAGCATCATCTGCCCATTCTACACTAGTACCATTAGCCGAAACTTTAAGCACCTTCCCCGAACTTGGGGAAGATGCTATCTTGTTGGCTTGTTGCAGGGTTTCTGCTAATTCACGCCACGCCATTTGTTAAGCACTCACTTGTGCTGAACTCGCTTTATCAGCCTTTTTATTGCTCTTGTCAGAAGACTTTATCATTGACTGATAACTTTCTCCTAGTTTTTCAAGAACACCTTGAGCAAACGCAGAATCCTTTGCTTGGATACTTGTATTTGCTATAGCCTGAATTACGAATTCCATCTCTTGTTGAGTTAACTTACTCATGTTGCATTCTCCTATTTGTGGTTAAGGCCTCCAAACTTTGAAGACCCCTATTGCACTATCAAATACTATATCACCAGCACCGCCAGTGAGTGTATTTAATTCTGTTGTTGTTTTAGTTGGCAGTCTAAATGAACCTTGCCTTACGTCTAATGCTTTACCTGCTGGTATTTTTAAAGTTGAAGTAGAAAGTTGTATTGCAGAAGCAACTCCTTCGCCATCAGCAACTGTTTTTAATGAAGATTCTAAACCTTGATTATCTGTTCCAGAATTAACTGTTAATATATCTTTGTAAGTATTTTTTATTTGCTTGCCCGATAAAGACATTATATCCCCCTAAGTATTGAGTCTTGAGCAGTTATTGTTCTAATTTCACTGTTAGATAAACCTTGATAAGAATCTGCATTTTCCCAATTAGCAGAAACATCCCAGGTGTTTTCACCAAATATGTGAATATTTAACGCCCTTAATTCCATTATAATTCTGTTCCCATAATAACAACTGAAGTTTCTTCTGATTTATGAGAGTTAGCTTCTTTCTTACCTTCAGCGCATGCCATTTCAAATTTTCCAAGAAAATATTGCGCTTGTTTAATATCACCAGCTTTTTCATAACCATGCGCTATAGCCTTATAACATAACGCTTCGTGAAACTCTACAGGAATTACAGGGGATTCATTCATTCCTGTTTCTACTCTAACTGATGCACTATTCAATGCCCCATTAGCCACCCCAACAAAAGGAGAGTCATGTCTTGAGGCATGAATAGTTAAAGTTCCAGCTGTAGGCCCAGTCAAGTTCCCATTAGATTCATCTGCAATTGCAATAGCGTCTTTGTCTATCCAATATACTTTTGCCATTATATTGCATCCTTTTCTGGAGTACTTTGCAGTCTGCTAATTCTTTCATCATTAAAATAAACAATGTTAATTGAAACAATTTCATCGTCTATTTGATACCATCTTGTATTGGCAGTAATTGCTTTTGTAAATACTCCTCTTAAAATTTTTGTTTTCTTTGTAAATTCTCTTAATGCTTGATTTAAGTAAACTCTAGCTTCATTTTCTAACATTGCTGGATGATGCGTTCTTACAAGTTCAATCATCTGTTCTTGAGTTAAACCGTATCCATAACTTGTAGATGTTCCTGAAATTGTAGGGGAATTTGTTGTTGTTGGATTTGTTTGAGCCATTATTCAGCCTCTTGAGATTGTTGTATAGGCATATCGGTTAATTGACTTAATTCAACCATATACATTTGATTTAAAACTTGCAATTCTCCTTGAACAACTTGAGCGAGTTCTACATCTTCATCTTCATGTAATAAAGTGTTCATTTTATGTTGAACTAATCTGACAGCTGAACCTAAAATAACTGCATATTCAGCTTGGTCTGGAAAATTTGCTATTGTTGTAGCTGTATTTAATATTGATGTTGGAATTCCTATAAAATACAATTGAGCTTTTATTGTATTTGTAGGGTCAGGTTTTACAAATAATTTTGCACCTGTAGCTGTTTGTCCTTCAATATAATAAACTGGGCTTGATTCAGTTGGTGCATATATACTATTTGAACTTGCACTCACTTTTGCTTTCATTTCTAAAGGAACCTCAACGCAACCTATTCCATTTCTTAATACTTTAGATATTTTTACGTTTGTAACAGAAGCTCCAGCATGGTCAGAAATCTCTAATACTATTGTATTTTGTTTTATTTGCTCATCAGATAAAACATCCAATACATTACGTGCTGATTGCAACAAGAAGTTGTTCAGCATATCGGTGTATTCTGTTTCTTCAGCTGTAGTACTAAACGTACTTTTACCTGCTAAGTTTTCTATTTGTGTTCTAAAATTTGCCATTGTTCCTCGCAAGTGGGGAGCAGAAAGCGCCCCCCACTATTGTTATGTTTCCGTTGTTACGGAGTAACCATTAGGGCATGGCTTTCGAGTAACGAAATACCAATACCTTCATCAGACATATACTGGTCTTTAACACCATCATAGTCATTAGCCTGAATTGAGGCTTGAAACTGAGGCGCTCTGTATTGTGCGTGGAAAAGATTATCCGCATCCACAATAAGCATATGTTTGTTATAAGGGCCACGTAATGCAGGAGTTGGAATTAACTGGAGCATACCGTGAGGTGTTTCTAGCATTCTGTAATTGAATCCTAGTGTATCTCTTTTCATGTCTCCAAGATTAACTGTCCAACCTGAGTCTTTAGCCCAAGAACTAGTAGTTCCACTACCTTGCTTAGACCAATATCCCAATGCACCAGCACCTACAAACGCTTTTTTAACGCCTACAGTTGGTACATATTGGAATACTTTTTCCATTGCATCAACAAATTCACCATAAGTATCAATATCAGCTGAAGCAAATACGTTTTGAGCATCACCAGATGCTGTTCCGTATTCTTTTAAAGCAGTTATGATACCAGTAGTTGTTCTAACAGCTTTACCATTTTTATCAGATACAGCTTCTAAGTCAGAAAAACCGCCACTAATTCCTTTTGGATTAGAACCAAATAAGAAAGAGCGTTCTTTTTGTATTTTATGCTCTTGAGATTTCATTGTACGAAGTCTAGCTAACTCTTTTGACTCACCACGAAGCGATGCTTCAAGAAGAGTACCTGTGATTTCCAAAGGTGTTTTGAAAATCTGAGTAGAGTTATAGACAACGCTCAAGTCATCAGACCATGCTTCAGGAGAGTTTGTTCCCTCGCCTAATGCACTACCAACGATTAAAAAATGGTCATCATCATTACCATCATATGCATCGTCACTAATGTTCTTGAATTTAATCTCAACTGGGCTTGCAGAAGTATCAACAACTGTTATTAATACCTTACCTACTGAATCACCAGTTGGAGAACCACCACTATTTGCAAAAACATCACAAATAAGTCCTTCTAAATTATTTCCAAGTTCAATTCCTACTGGGCCATCAATATCAACTGCTGTTGCAAGTTCTGCACCACTAGCTACACTAGCAGGATTTCCTGCAAGTTGAAATTGTTGTTTTTGCCAAGGATTTCTGTGTTCAAACATTTTGAACGTAGGGTCGCTCATACCAGAAATTGTATTTTGATTTGCAATTACAGTGGTAAAAGGCGTTACATCAGTCCAAAGTTCCTTAACAACATTCGGCTTGATATAGAAATCCCTTCGGTCTGTGTAAAGTACTCCACTTCCACCAAGATTCTTGGCGCCTTGGGAGCTTGTTACTACGTTAGCCATAGCTAATTTCCTTTATCGTTTGTTCGCCATCAAACTCATATTGAACAAATCTTCATCTGTGTACTGGGGTTCTGCTTGACCAGAGGCA